TTCAGCTACTAATCTATGTATTAATTTATAATCCCCTTTACCATTATTACATAAAGAAACACTATAATATCCCCCATTTATTAGTATTGGTTTTAGATATATTTTGCTTTTTTTTGAATATATTCTTCCATCATTATATATAATATAATTTGGATACCCACTTATTTCCATATATATATTTAGTTTGTTTAATAAATGTTAAATTAATTATCAAATTTATCTAACATTTAGATAGCGAATATTAACTATCATACTTTCTGTGGCATTTTTTACATAATATGAATAGTGGCTTCCCGGCATGTAGTCTAAGAAAACTTCTTAAAATCTCTTTGCTTTCAATTAAATTATTTTCATCTTTATAATATATATCTATCGCTTCTTCCAAAAGGGATGCTCTGTCACAACCATCTTCATTACAATGTGCTCTATCTAATTGAATTGTGTTACTCTTTTCTATTCCACAGCAATCACATTTTATATCAGATTTAAAAAAAGAACATACTAGATTTTTAGCAGGACCTTTTTTAAGATGTAATAATATATCTTTTTTGGGACCACCCAACTTTAAACCAGTGGTTAATTCAGACATTCTAGATTTTTCTAATTTTTCATTTATATTCATTGTTCTAGAAATCGCTTTTTTGTATATTTCGCTTTCTGGATTCGTTAAATGTTCCATTTCATTATATTTATCGTGATTTAATTTTAAGTATTTAAAATTTTCACATTATATTTAATAAATGTATTATCGGTTAAATCTTATGAAATTTCATATTTACCATAAGATTCATCATATTAATAGGCGTAATATGGAATATACATGGTCCAAATTACAAGAACAAAAATTTAAATTAAGAAATGATATCGATAGAAAAGACTATGTGAAAATATTAAAAAAATATAATATGAATAATTTTTCTTAGAGACTATTACTAATACTTGGTTTAAGTAACCAGTCATAGTGTGTAGCATCCATTCTCTGATCATTGAATAAACCAGGTGGATTGGTTGGTTCGTTAAAAGTGGTTACCGTCGAATTTTGATTCACATAACAATCCTTATCAGTTAAATCATTTGAATTTTCTATACCATAACTATTCCAGTTCATCTTGTATTTATTACAAAACATCGGTGATTTTATATCAATTTGATTTTCAGGCAAGTACATCTCAACATATCCAGATAAATCTTTTCTTTCTAATTCATTCACCGTATCTCTAGAAATAGATGATGGGAAATACATGTTATTTAAACTATTCATACTAACAACCTCACTCAAATCTACGTCTGTATATTCTAAGTCGGTTTTACGAATGCCAATCACTCTGAAAGATTGTCTGTAAAAATTATCAAATAATGCATCTATATTTTCTTTAAACATGTGACCATCGAATAAGATACCAGTATCATTAAATTTAACATCATATTTATTCAAAATTGTCGGATTTGACCCAGTTTGGACATTCAAATAATTGATAAATATTTCTCTATCAATAATTACTATATCTGAAATTAACCGGATTGTATAATAATTTTTAATATCATAAACAAAAAAATCAATAAAATATCTCTGATTCTTATCGCATGATATTAATCCATAGACATTTTCAATTTGCTTAATGTAATAATCATTTTGAGCAATCTTACTGATTGTGTTTATTAATTTTTTCATGATAGCAGTTAGTCTTTCTTCAACAGTTTTATCAATCGTATTTTTATTGTATATATACTTATGACAAACACCTTCTAATTTAATCTTTGAACCAGAAGAAACACTATTGAAGATCTTTAATAATCTTTGTTCTGGTTTTACAAATCCTAAATTAGTTGGATTTTTCATTTTTTCTTCAACTGATTCATTCATTTTTAATCTGTTGGCTATTTTGTATTCGTTTACTATCAATCCTTTATCCATCTTGAGATTATAAAAAATAACTAATAATATCAATATTAATCCAATAGCTAGAGTGTTTTCTTTCATCGTATATTATAGTATAATAATTTATTTTAATTGAATAACCCTTTGTTTTCTTGTAAATGAATAAATTCTTTATTTTCTTGAATAAATTCAGTTATAAACTTATGAGCCACACTTATGTCGTCTTTATTTCTACCACCAGTTATGATTACCTTACCACTCTTAAAAGCAGCAACAGTTATCTTCTTACATGTTTCACCTTTCCCCTTTCCGTTACACGGTTTTTCACAATCACATATTCCAAAATTTTCTCTTAATGGATTACGATAATATTTAATATTTACACCTGGATAATTACAAGGTTCATAAGATGAATAATATCCAGAATCAACTATTGACCGATGAAGTGCTTCCCTATCAAGTGGGAATTTCATATCAAAATCACTATTAATGAGTACTGTTTCTAAATCTTCTATGGAACGAATCTCTTCTTCAGTATCAAATGATTTTTCTTTCTCACACAGTCGGTTAAATTCCTCGCATAGAATCTTAATAGTTTGACCCCCCTGAAATTCATTGTTAATACCTGTCATTTGAACTCTGCCATTATTGAATATCTTAACATTAATACGATTATTCTCTTTTGTTTCATTGTATACATGAATCGTTAATTGATTGTAAAAATACTTACGTGGTTTATCTTTCTTAGACGGTTTCTTACCATTATCACCCTTTGATACATGATCACCATATTCGACAAATAGTACGTTCTTATTTATGCTTAAAGCATTTGCCGTATTTAATAAATCTATATTCGTATTTAATTTACCTATCTGAACCATCGCAGAAACATGTAAATCCTTTGAAAAAGTTAAGTTATCCATATTCACTTTAAGTAGTTGGAAAGTCTTTAAATAATAAATCAAATTTAAATAAATTATATTTTGTGTTTTATACTTTGTGTTTTATACTTTCTTCAACATATTTCGCATATTGTAGCAATTTAACTGTTGTTATCTTCGTTGAAAGATATTTAATTAAAGTTTCTGGTTTAACATCTGGATTTAATAAACGATAATGAGCAAATAGTATTGACCACGTAACGCAAAATCCACTGTGATTTTCTGGATCATACTCCATTTGGAAATGAGTCCCTCTTCTATAATCTACTACATTCACAACATTAAATTCTGGTAAAATACTTCTCCAGAATTTTTTTAATTCTCTTATCTTTTTACTATATGCCCCCTTAACACTTCCTAAGACACTATCCGATTTACGAGAGCCGTGTGGTTCAAATAATTCAATCTTTTCATTTTGTTTATCAATTAATAATATATTCGCGTGATTCCCGTCTTTTGTCGTAAGATTTAAAATAATCGGAATAAATCTCTTACTAGTTTTCAGGCATTCTCTTAAATCAGATAAGAATATATTATGATCTGAACCCATTGTTTTAACAGACATGTTTTGTTTATCTATATTTAAATTCAAAAACGCATCTCTATTCTTAAAAAAACAAGCATTTGTAATATTTAACCCTCTTAAATAATCCATTACATTTGAATAATTTTGATAATGAAAATGAACTCCACCAGATGAAGCGTAAGTTCCTTTGCTTCTGAACCTTGAAAAAGGAACATTAACTATATTGTTATTAGTTTTACGAGAACGCGCTCTTTTGTTAGTCTTTTTGGTATTCTTGCGACTTCTTTTACGAGTTTTTGTTCTTTTTTTTGGCATTATAATATATATTTATAATTTATTTATAGTTCTGTTCTTCTACTAATTTCTTCAAGCATATCATCATCGCTGTCATCTTCGTCATATTCTAATCCTCTCTCAACTCTGTCCTTGTTAGCTTCGTCATCAGGGCACAACATAAATGTAATATCTTCCATTGCGTCTCTAAGTCTATCCCGATCCATATTAAACATGTATCCTGCTTTAATCATATTTAATACAAGACCTTTCATGTCTTCATAATCACCAATAACAACTTCACTCTTAACGATAAAATCACGGATGGATGAATGTAAGGTATCAACAGTTACAACAGTAAGTTCTTTCATTTATGTTGTAAAGATTAAAAAATATATTTATATTTAACGCGATATATAATTGAAATTTATATATTTGATGTTGGGGTGGGGATAGGAATGTCCAGGCAACCTGACGCAGATCGGCCCTCGTTCCAATACTCACCTTCCTGACATACATTTTTACATGTTTCCGCATTTGAAACATCTTCATCAAAAATTGTGCCAGTTTTCATTCCAATCTTTCCGCATATAATCCTCTCTGTTTCACCATTTAAGTTATTCAGGGCAGAACATTGATTAGAGGTTAAAAATAAATCACCATTCAAATCTGATAATTTATCTTCATCTATATATTTCCAAATATTATCATCTACATCGCAAATTTTATCATCTACATCGCAAATTTCCCTTTGAGGGACTACTATCCCTTCAACAGATCTACAACCACACCTCTTAAATAGCATGTATCCAACTAGGAAAACAAATATATATACCAGTAACTCAGAAGTATTCATATATATATATAAAAAAAAATCCAGATTTAAAAATAATTATCTATTTAACGATATAAATGGATATTGATGAATTAAATGATAAACTAAAAAATATACAAGATTCATTAAAGATGGAGTCTCAAAAGAGTTTAGAATTCGCCAAAAAATTAAATGATTTAGATTTCGATGATCAGATTCAAGGAGGTATGGCAAAAGATTATTATTATTCACAACTAGATGAAAGAGAAAAAATTTATCAAAAGAAAAATGATGAATATAAAAAATTAATTTCCGGTTTCTCAAAAGCATATTTAGAATTATGTGAATGGTATGTCGGATCAGAATTACCCAGGGATCATGAATCTACATTTCTTGATAGTAAAGATGATATAAATTCATTGTATTTTTTATTTATAATGAGTTTGTTTTTAACAGACTATAAAAATATAGAAAAAATATAGAACAATATTATTCTGAATATAAAGAATGCAATTATATGATTTGTATTACGATGATTATTCTGAATATAAAGAATACAATTTAACACTGATGTCACCCATACCACCTTGTAGTTTATCTACCGGAGTATTCATTCTTTCTTGACATTTATTTAAAATATCACTAACATCTTGATTTTTATATTCTTCAACATCATGAAGGATACCAATGATTAAACGACGACTATTACTATGAATACCATTCTTTGTAATCTTATCGCACTGAAAACTTGATATTTCTTCTGGTATCTTTTCAGAATTTAAACACGGATCCATGATAGTTAAAACATAATGTGTATAATCTCCATCTTTTAATTTTACAGTGAATGGTTCAACGTATACCGTACCCTCTCGCATAATATCACATAAACATGGCCAGCAACATCTATAGTATTTTCCATAATATTCTTTATCATCTAATCCTTTTACAATGATATTATCATATGTTTTTCCTCTCTTTGGATCAATTGGAGATCCACTAACAGCACAGTAAAATGTATTATATTTTTTAAATTCTTCTATTGTAGGATTTAACGAAACAATATGATGATAAAACTGAGGACCCCCAGCATTACGATTTCTATCTGGAAATATATCATTAAAATCATTCATTAATTTTTCATATAATTCATTATCAGTAAAACCTTCTCTAGTAAAATCTTCTCTAGTATCACTACATAAATAGAATAAAAATAGAATCGCAATAAATATAACTATAACTATTGTATATTTCATATGTTTTATAATATATTATATTATATATTATGAAGAGTGTTACGATTTCAGAAGATCATATTAAGACAAATTATGATAAAGATGATTTAGAAATGTTTAAAAATGAATTATTCTTTTATCTATTGGGTAAACAGAAGCGTTTAAGTTACATACCTAAACTAGTATCATATGATTGCGATAAATTAATTATTTGTACTGAAAATGTAGGAACAACATTAGAGGAATATTGTAATAGCAAAGAAGAATTAGATGAGTTTTTTCCAAAAATACGAAACATATATAATAGATTCGTAAAACTAGGATATTATCACAATGATTTGCGTTATAAAAATATAATTATCAATCCAGATACAAAACGTTTGTATTTAATTGATTTTGAATTTACGAGTCGAGAATATAAAGATTTAGATGATGAAAATATTGTTAAAAATCTCAAAAAGAAAAAACGCACTAAATCAAAATAATTTAAAAAATAAGAAATGATTCATTGTAAATGGATCCTATACAAATGGTAGAAGAGGAACGTAAACGTAGATTAAAAGAGTTAGAACGTATACGTAAGATATATTATCCTTATTAAATAATATCTTCACAAGGGGCAACTTTACAGTTGCATTGTGGATATTTTTCATATAGTTTTTGAATACTTAATTCTTTCATTTTTGCTTCAATCATAATATCTATTTCTACACCATATTTTTCGGGTATTTCTAATAGATATTCTGGTAGTATTTCAATATAATCACTGTGATGACCTACTTTACCTGAACCTTGTTCTGAAACATGGAATTTAGGTTTGATACCTTTTGGTTTCCATGTTTCTAGTATGATTGGAATATATTCTTTAGCATCTAAAAATTCTTCATCTTTATGAAGTAATTTATAACATTCAAAATGATGAGTATCAAATACAAGAGGAATACCTGTCATATCATGAATTCTCAATGTATCATGAATACTATAAGATTTTTCACAGTTTTCTAAGACTAGTCTGTCTTTTATTTTCTGAGGTAGTTTTCGATAGTTTTCACACCATCGTTCCATTGTCTTTTCCTTATCACCATAAACTCCACCACCATGAATAACCATAACGGAATCTTTCCCCATACCCATCAAATCTAAAACATCCGCATGATATTCTAAATCTTTCAGAGTCTGTAAATATGCTTTTTCACTAGGGCTCGCCAGAACATTGAATTGACCTGGATGAAAGGTTAATCGATGACCTTTTTCCAAAGCATAATCGCCTATTTTTTTCAAATGTTCTAAAGCAAAGTCATATGTGTAATCTGGTACTTTAGGATTGGTCTTGTGTTGAAATAATTCACTACTTAACCGGAACACTCTGATACCATTCGCTTCATTCCACTCTAACATTTTATACAAATCATCGAGGTTCGCTAAAATCCTTCGTTTTAATTCATCAATACCTTTTTCATCAATGATCCTCACTATGATTCTTCTTGCGGCATAAACAGGAGGCTTTTGCTTCTTCA